TACTAACATATTCACTAGTACAAGAAAATGAATTGCTTAAAAAAGTTACACTACAGCAAATACAAGACAATATAAATTTCTTACAAGCAAAATGCATGTATAAATCACATTGGCAAGACTGTATAGAGTTTAACAAGCGGTTAGATACAACTCGCGGACAAGACTTTCTTGCAGCTAATCCAGAGTTTACACCATATGTTTAGAGTAGAAAGTCGTTGGGGACATCAAGACAGCATTCATGTAGAATGGAATATAGGCAAACGCTGTAACTTAGATTGCGGATATTGTCCTGCAGAAATACACGACAACTTTTCGCCACACACTGACTTAGATAAAATGGTCAATACTATCTACGAATTAGAAAAGTTTAATAAACCTATACGGTTAAGTCTAACAGGCGGTGAACCTACTGTGCATCCTAAAATTAATGACATATTAGAATGTGCTAAAGCAAGGTTGCACTGGCTAAGTGTTACAACTAATGCGTTACGTTCTCCCGAGTGGTATATTAAACAACCAGTAGACCAATGGGTATTCAGTTTACATTTTGATAACGAACATTCTCAACGAGCTGCTGAAAACATTGTTAGATATAGTCAGCTAATTGATATGGAAGACATACACCACTTATATCAAGTTAATCTAATGTGTCATCACGAACATATGGACAGAGTTAGGGCAGCAGCTACATTGTTGGAGGGTCATAACATTCCGTATGTTTGCAGACGTATTAGATGGACAGAAGCAGAAGACCGTGATTGGTTTGATGATATGCGCTACAAAGAAAAAGACTTAGAGTGGATACTTAATCAAACATCAACTGTAAGAGCAAATTGTGTTATAGATAGAGACGTAATGGTTCATGCTAACGATATTATCAAACACAAACTTAACCAATTTGAAGGTTGGAAGTGCAATGCTGGATTAGAAAGTTTAATGATCAATTGGGACGGTGAAGTACATCGTGCCACTTGCAGAGTAGGCGGCAGTTTAGGTAATATATACAACGGAACATTTGAACCGCCAAGTGAAGCAATTATTTGCACACGTAAATTTTGTACGTGTGTTGCAGACATACCATTAACGAAGGAAATAAAAGATGAAAATATCATTTGTAATTCATGACGATACTAAAACATATGCTAATGATGACATTAGAAATACAATAATAAATCTTGCTGATTACACAGCATCAAATCTTATGACTAAGGGATACGTAGTAAAAATTACCGATGACATCGACGATGTGTTACAATCTCAACGCATTTATGATTATTGTGTTGTTATAAGTCCAGGTACAGAATTTATTAATGGTACTGCTTTTTTTGATGCGTTAGACGAACTTGTAAAAACAGACTTTTTTATAGCCGGGCATATACTAGATAGAACAATGCATAATGCATATTACGAGTTACATCGACAGTGTTATGTAATTAACATGAAGCATTGGATGAAAGCAGGAATGCCTAAAATTGGATCTCAAGAAAGAGATATGCCGCATACTCTATTAGAACCTATTAGAAGTGAAGATAACTATCATGATGATTATACGCCTATGTCAGTAAGCAAAGGTACAGAGAAAAAGACCTATAATGATTTACAACATGGGTGGCAAATTTTAAACAAAGCATTTGAAAAGAATTTACCTATTGTTGTGTTTAATGAAGCTATCCGTAATAGTAAAAAACATTATTATCCAGAAAGCGAAAAAGACTATTACGAACATGTAAAATATATAGACGAAAAATTTAATTATTGCCAAGAAGAATTTGTACATACAGATAATACAGAATGGTCTACTGGGGATCACGGTGAATACCAACAAGTTGTTATTCCTGCTAGTGGTACACTGTACTCGGATCTAGTTAACGAAGGCACTGTTATATTTTATGATTATAATCAAAAGGCTTTAGATTACTGGAGCGAAAACTGTCCTCGCAAAGCAAATGTAAATTACAAATTTGTTAAAACAAACTTGCTTGAAGATTTAAATTTATTAGATCACATAGATCCTAAACTAAAAACTTTTGTTAACTTGTCAAATGTATTTTCTTATGAAGGTACTGTTGCAAAGTATTCCTTAAGAAAAAGAATATCAGCACAAGATAAGTTAGTATCTACATTAGAAAAACATATTGATGATGTAAAATTAAACTTTACGCAAAAAGCAGATCGTAGAATATTATTAAAAGCTAGTTGGCATTCTGACCAGACTATTGATAGTCTTGTTTAATCTTATTTAATAACTGTTCAGGCTGACATCCGCAAAAAGTTATATCACAAATCTTAGGTTTAATTACTGGATTAAATTTTTGTATAAAATCTACATCATTAATGTTGTAATTTTCAAATAGTACTGTTCTACATGCACCAGTAACTCTACCGTCTTTGTCAATATAAAGATTGTCTACACCAATATTACACAGCCAACCTTTAAAATTGGTTTGCTTGTTTAATCCAATCCAATTTCTATTTACAGTTTTTGTTTTGCCATTATCTAATACAACTTTAGGATCACGTTTTAAGTTTTTTAATTTTTTTAATATCCATATAGGATTAGGAAATCTCTTTACTGGTTTGCTTATATATTTTAATTGTTCTGGCGTATAATCAATAGTAGTGTGCATAACTTCCATTGCATTTATAAACCATCTATATTTACTGGTACGTAATTGCTTTACTATGTCTATACATTTACCCCAAGCAAAAGGATCCATTAGTACCATTGCATTTACAACAGGTCCTTGCTTGTAAACTATGTCAGCTACTTTTTTTAAATGTTCTATATCAGCATATTCGTGATGTACACTAATCATTACATCATCAAAATATTGTCCGTACTGTTCCCACCATCTTAAAGTACGAGAACCGTTAGTACTAATACTAACCCAAGAGTTATATTTTTCTTTAAGAAGTTTTGTAAACTTACCTAATTCAGGCCATAGTGTAGGTTCGCCGCCTACAATATGTATTTCAAATCTTTCTTTACCATATTTTTTATAATGATCTAATAGATGAAAAAAGTTTTTAGTAGTAGCATCAAAATCATCAGTCCATCTAAACTCACCTTCATTTGAACCTTTAAAACAATACCAACACTTGTGATTACAAGTATTGCCAATCATGTATTCAATACGAAGTGTTTTAGGATCTTGAGAGTTTATTACTTGTTTAATCATAACAAGTGTGCTAACTCTGGAAATACTTTGGCTGCTGACAATCCGCGTATAGCATCAAGTTTGTTTGTGTATTCTTTGAAGCCTGGTAGTAAATGACTGTTGTCTTGTGCATTCATATGATTAAGAACTGCTTCCCAACGTTTCCAACCATATGGATTATGTTTCCAATATTCGTCATCTTGTCTATAGTTATTCCATAGCCAATCTTTAAAGTCCATAAAGCGTTCTTTAACTTCTTGCTTATCTTCTTCAGGTAGTATTTGTATACTAAGGAATGTTGGAATATACAACAAGTGCATATTAACTAGTCCGCCGCCCATTTGTATGCCGCCCGGAACTTCGCCTACATTTAACTTTTTAAATCCGCTTTCAAGTTTCCACTTCATAAAATCAGGCAGGTGCTTTATGTTGAATATCTGTATTGCTGTTGCTAAACTTGTTTGTATATTGTCAGGTGTGTTGTCAAGCATATGCAAAGTTTTTTCTACAGTATCAAAGTTTGTAGGATAACGTATATATTCATCACGTCCGTGACTAGCATCCATACTAATAGCAAACTTTACTTTTTTAAACTTACTCCACATTTCAATTAAATCTTGGTCTACTAACAGTCCATTTGAATTGTAACGTAACAATATTTTGTCTTGATAACCTTGTCTAATAATTTCTTCAATAAACAGCTTGTGTTCTTTAATCATGAGAGGCTCACCGCCTGCAAAGTATACTTGTTTTAGATTAGGTATCTGTGCATACATTTCTTCCCAGAATGTATCTTTTTCGTGCCACTTATTATTAAACTGTTTCTTATCCCACTGCATTTGTCGTATAACTTCAGGATCTTCTAACTGTGGCATTAATTTTTTATGATCTACTACCCACTTGCTCGAATCATGCGGACTACACATTACACACTTAATATTACAGGTATGACCTAGTCGCAAGTCTAAATACTGTAACTGTTCAGGAACTGTGCCATCTTCTTTAGTCTGGCGTATTAATTCAGGAATGTCTACACCATCTTCCATCCAAGTATAACTTTCCCAAACACGCTTACTTGCAACTCCGCGAGATTCTTCTTCAAAACATTTTCGACAACTAGCAGGTATCTTACCGTCAAGCATAGTTGTACGTACACTTTTCATGTAGTCGTTATTCCATGCTTCCATTGGAGTTTCTCTACCAAAGTTTGCAGGCTCTCCGTCTTCCATTTTAACAAGGCCAACTGTGTGATCTCCGCCGGCTCCGCTTGCATTAGATGAACAACATAACCTCATATCGCCATTAGGTCTAGTAGCAAAATGTATCCAAGGCAAAACACAAAATGTTTCGCTACCAGCTTCTTTAGTTATTGCTGATATATATTTGTCTAAGTTATTCATACTTTTGTCCAATAATCATATAACGTGTGTATTTAGGCGTTTTAAGTTCACCTTTGTACTGAACGTGAATATTACTCATCTTTACAAAATCATCTAGATCAGTACTGCAACGTATATGTTCTTCGTGATCAAAATAATTATTACTTTGTAATACTATCTGGGCATCTGTAGGTACGTTATCTAACCACTTGTCGTAATCTTCTTGTGTTATATGCTCACAACTAGTATTAATAACAATATCAGAAAAATATCTAAATTTACACATGTCCTCTGTGACTGCAACAAATTTGTTATCTATCTCTTGCCGTTTATTCATAGTATATGCAATTGGTTCACATGTAGGATCAATGTCAACACTTGTAATATGTAATATCGGTATGTCACTGCTAAACAATAAACTTGCTAAAACGCCATGCCATCCTCCGTGTATAGTAATAGTATGTTGAGTATATTCTGTTCTTCGTGCAAGAGCTAACTGCTCTACAAGCCATAGCTTACTATTAACTTGTCCCTTCCAAAAACTTTCAAGTGTACGATAACTATCATCACTATTGCGGATAGCATCCATCCAAAATAATACGTCTTGTATATCTATCTTCATAGGTCGCCTACCGAATCTGCAAACTTTGCTGGTTTAAATAATGGATAAAATTCTTTTAATTTACTAATATCAGGACGTCTGCGTTTAACACTGCCTATATTACCATCTACATGTTTCCAAAAAGGATTTACACCTTTGTGTTTAGCAAGTATAGTTGCTGCTTCTAATACGGTTATTTCTTCATCGCTGCCAATATTAACAACTTCAAAGGATACATCTTTAAATATATTTAATAATGCATCAACTGTATCTTCAACTCTAATAAAACAACGTGTTTCATCTGCTCCTATTAATGTAAAGTCTTCATTATCTATTTTATCTAATATATCTCTTACAAAATGACCCGAGCCTGATGCAGGACTAAATGCATTAAAGAATCTTACAATTAAACTATCAATACTTTCACAATTTGTTAAATAATTTTCACTAACCATTTTGCTTAGTCTATAACTCCAACGAGGATTGTGTATGTCTTTGATGGAAACATCTATTAGTTCGGGCGTTGGAAACACTTCCGTGCCTGCTACTACTTCACTAGAACTTGCGTAGATTAATTTGCATTTAGAATTACGTTTGCAAAAATCAAATACTGAAAAATCTGTTGTAATATTATTTTCAAGTAATTGATTAGGTATATCATAAAAATACTTTGTACCGTTTATTGCACCCATATGAAATATATAATCAAAATCGTTATCTATTTTAGGAAGATATGTTTGTATATTTGCTGTTACATACTCTGCACAACCAGGTCTATGTGAATATCTAAAATGATTATCAATTGCAACTACATAGTAGTCGTCGGCATTTAGCTGATTACACAGCTCTCTACCAATCATTCCTGATGCTCCTGTTACTAAAACTTTTTTTGCCATCTTTTATTTAACTCTCTAATATGTTTGAACCAATTTTGATCAATACCTTTTTCGTCAAGTGTTTCAATAAGGAAATCTAAATCCTTAGGTAAACACTTACCTCCAAAGCCTCGTGTTCCATCGTGTCCGGGAACTTCCATATATGTTTGGTCTTGTTGTATGTCTAAGTACATATCTAATACTTTATTATAATCAGCGCCGACATTTTCTGCTAAATCATAAAACACATTTGCAAATGCAATACGCATTACTGCAAAATTATTAGAATACATTTTAACTAGCTCTGCTTCTTTAGTAGAACATGTTTTAATTTCTTCGTCTTGTAGCCATTGCGGTATACCATTGTCGCTACCCACAACTAACGGACGTTTAAAGCAATCTGTATCCCAATATCTTTCACGCAAGAACTCTGGCATATAGACAATGTTACCTGCTTCTTTTTGTATTTGTTCACATGCTCCTAATGGTAATGTACTACGAATTACAATTTCTACATTTGCATTATGCTGTTTTAAATCTTTAATTTCATTAATTACTATATCAATATCTGTTTCAGTAATTGTAGGTATACAAATAAAAACGGTATCTGCTTCATATATAACTTCTTTTGGCATGTCAAACATTATGTCATACACAATGGCCTTTGCATCTTTAAGCAAACCTTTGTGCGTAGCTTTACCTACATAGCCATAACCTAATATTCCAAACTTATTCATACTTTCCTCTTTGGTATTTTGCTATCTGCACTACTTACACAAGTAGGAGTAATGCACTTAGATGGTGCTTTAAACAGCTCAAATCCTTCGTTTAACGTGCCTAAGGGTTGATCTTTACAACTATAACTGCGTTTAACTTCATTCTCACGTATAACGCAACCTTGATACCCTGCATTACATTCCCAACCCTTAAACTTGTTAAATCCAAAAGCATTAAACCGTTCTGCTTGATCTAATAGGTGTTTATTGCCTTTTTTGTCAATAAGCTCTACTCCTAAAATAGGTATTAGTTGCTCAAATTCTTCTGGGATTCTTTGTGGAAATCCGGTTTGCATTCTTGTGATCTGGCCTTCAGTGTATCCATGTACCACGTAGGAGGCGGTAGGATCGGATTGGGGCTTGAGAGTGACGTTAATACCTCTGGCGGCAAATCGTTCAAGACGTCCGTATAATTCTTCGAACATTTCCGGTACCATGACTTGATTAATTGTAACAAATGTTCCTCCTTTCATTAATTGGAGACATTTATCTCCAAATTCTTGTTCGTTTGCAAACTCTGCATGATAGCTTGCTGTAATACTTCTACGTTGTAGAGTACTAGTTGACTCTAACCATCTGTTCCACCATTTGCTTCCTGGGCTTAGATTGGTCGTCATGTGGATACTCTGGTACTTGGGTGCTGTATCACTACAGTAATGGTCTATAACCTCCCCAAAGTATTTATAAGCAGTTGGTTCGCCTCCGCTAAAACTAAAATGGAAGTCAGTAAATCCGTTATCACGAGCCTGTGCTTTAATATTATCTATTGTACGTGTATATACCTCTAAATCCTGGTGATCAGGAGTACTAGATCTAGCGTACGGCCAACAATACGAGCAGTTATAATTACAAAATCTAGCAAGTATCCATGACACAGTAAAAAGATCAGTGTTTAAAAGAGTTTTTTGTCCAAACTCTGTAATATCATCCCAAGGTATTTGTTGAAAGTTATTCATACTTGTTATTACTCTCATACATTAGGTTACTACATTGACGAGAACATGTCATACACTTGTCTGCACCATTCCAGTAATCAGATAATTTTTCAAATAGTGTTGTGTTTTTGGATAGTACACTGTCTTTACAATTAGGAATGCCAACATCTGCTAAAACTTGTTTGGTATTTTCAACACTTAGATTACGTAGTTCGTGTATTGGCAGTACTTCTTGTATTGGCTGTTCTAAATAATCTCCGCCAAGCCAACAACAAGGAAATATATCACCATATGGATCTACATAGATACCGTTTTCTGTTTCGCACTTAGGAGTAATTATACTTTGTTCTAATGAAGCGTCTCTATATGATTTATCCAACAACGCTGTTAATGACTTTGACGGTGTTTTCTTAAATCTTTCTGTTTGCGCAGGCGAAATAGTATATTCTACATTACCGTTATTATCGTGTACTTCGTATTCTTTCATTTCATAGAATCGTGTTGTACTAACAAAGTTTACTTTTTGTACACCAATGTTTAGTAAATATGTTTCAAGTTCATCTACTTCGTGTTCATTGTGTGCAAATACTAAACTATCAACTGATGCATTGCCGCCTGCATCAATAAACGCTTTTAAATTTTCTATTACTTTGTCAAACTTTGTATTCTTGCGATATAATTCATGTTTACCTTTAAATCCGTCAACAGCAAATATAACATCAATATTATGTTGTGCTAACTTTGCCCACCATGCTGGATTACGCATACCGCCATTAGTATGTATTCCCAATCTTGCTGTTGGATTGCATTCACGCACATATGAATATATTTCTAAACAATTTATTGCAAAGCAAGGATCACCATAGTTACCACAACTGTAAAAATTATTTAATTGAGCTAAGAAGTCTCGAGGGAACCATTCTTTAAATTGTTCAATGCTAATATCACCATTGCGTATGAATGGGCGTGTTGCGCCGCCGTGAAAGTTTCTAGCACACATTGGACATTGTGCTTGACACTTATCTGTAAGCTCGATATGAACTGTTTTGATGTCAGCTACATTCTGCATCAAACTGTTCCTTTAGCCAATCAAAATCATTTATAAGACCAATATTGCTCCTATTAGAAATCCCAAACTTCCTGCCAGCATTAGCGCCATTAAGAGCGTAGCTGCCATAGCGTTCCTCAGCGCCTTTTGTACACCATGTTTCAAGTCTTTGTTCTGTTTCTTCATTGTCTTGTCTCGTAATAGTCTTACTGCTTAGTTTAGCACATTCTCTAAATGCACCTTTCCATGTTTCAAATGGACTTGTATTAAATGCTGTAATATTTGCAACTTCATCTACAGCAATAAAATGTTCGCTTATGCTTGTAGTCATATCTGGTTTAGTTGTATCCATCCCTATTGTAAGGTTGCGAGGAAATAACTTTACTCCTCCATAACCATATTCTAATCCATTAATAGGATTCTTTGCTCTCCATACATGCACATGATCTAATTGATGTTCTGGTGTTTCGTAGTTAAAATTAAATGTATCTAATATAAGTGCGTCTGCATCTACAATCCAAAACATCTTAGTAAAGCATTTCTTTGCTGCCTTTATGTGTGCTTGATGTATTCCTTTAACTCCGTGTACACGTTTAGCCATAGGAAATCGTGCCTTTAGTGCAGTATAGTTTTCATCTGCAGAAGGCTCCTGGTAACTTATGAATACGATATCATACATGCTTTATTATAACACCTTTTGACATATTTGTCAAATTACTTATATGATCGTTTTAATGCAGTTATTAAATTATCAACATTATCTTTGTCAGCAAAATAGTGTATACCAATGCCGCCAGCAGCAGACCATTGTGAAACATTGTTAATTTTATCATCAACAAGGATATTTGGCGAGCCATCTATCCTATCAACTGCATATTTTTCTTTGTTTCTTGTAAAGATTAAGTTAGGAATTATCGGCATAAATCCGTGACGTTCTAACCATACTCTTTTCCAATAGCTACTATTGTGTTGATCTTCAGTTAATGGACTTGAGCATATTCCATAATCATCACCTGCAATTTGTTTAACTGCTGATACTAATTTTTTAGTTGATGGATATAAGTCAATAGTATTAAAAAAATCTGTAGACTTTAATTCAAATACTGCTTTGTCTTTGTTAGGCACTTTTGTCCAATGATCAACTCCATTGTGCTTTGCAAATGCATCGTACCAATTTGCAATTACACCGTCCATATCTAAATATAGTATCATAACTACCTCACTTACTTGTATATAAACGGATCACGTTTTTTTAAACTTGCTAACGATATCTTGTCTTTTAATTTTTGATAATACGATGCAGTATTATCGTTATCTATAAATGTAGTATAATGATCTAAAACAGATGTAATTCTAGTATCAAGTCTATATAGAAAACTATCATAATCAATATTTTTAATTATGTCTTTATATATTTCACTATTAAAACAATAGTGTCCACTAAGGATAGTTGCAGTGTCTTTATTTGCTTCTTGATCTTCTGACCATCTTTGCCAATAGTTTTTACTGTAAACATAATCGCTAAATTTATTCCATTGTTCATCTGATGCAAATTCTTTTAATACCGTAGTATGTACTGTTCCAATTTGTGGAGCAATATTTAAACTATCAATACCAACAGAAGATCTTTTTTCTATATCAGATTTACTAAAGTAATCAGCATTATGTTCTTTAAATAAAAATCCTGCATCATGTACAAGTTTTACATTCTTTTTATTACGAGCTACATTAAATCCGCCAGCTTGTGTTCCCTTTGTTAGGCTACCTGTTTGTGTTACAAAATAAATTATGTTATCTTTATATGCTTGCAAAAATTCTAATTGAGGATCTAACCGTCCTATGCTACTTTCAATATCAATACCTGTATTATCTTCACTACCAAATTCAAGTTTTATATTGGGGTTTTTACTAATAGCATATTCAATTAATTCTTTTCCATACTCTAATTGATTAGTGTGTATGCGTGATACATCAATATGTATTAAATCAAAGCCGTTGTTAATATCTGCATCAATAGTATCTTTACAACGAACAATTGCTTCATCAACTGTTAGACCTTTATCTAAATCAGTAAAATAAGGTCCGCAGTGATCTCTACAAACTAATAAATTTACAGTCTTGTTTTTTTGTACACGTTCTACTAGTTCTGATGTACGACATACATATCCTGTATCACTGTCAACTTGATTTCGGCTTGCAATTAGCATTAGTGGTGTAGCATTTTGCTTTGACCAATTAGTCATTATATCAATAGACTCTAAGCTCATTGGTCCAACACCAAGTTTAAATTTTTTCATATCGATCATATATTAATCCTTTGGATTCTATTCCGGTATATATTTTGAATTGGTTAAGAAACTGATTCTTATAAAATTCTTTACCACTATTGTATTTAATCCCTGATATACTACATTGTTGTTGAAGCTGGTTTTCTGCTACTGCTAGATCAATTACACGTTTGCATTGCTTTGGTATTTCATCAAACGGACTAGAAGGTGTGCTAGTTCCTAATCCTGTACAATTTATTATAACATCAGCATTATTATGTCTATTCTTCCATGTTCCGTTGTTCCTTGCACAAACTGTAACATTATAATTACTTAGATATTTTGCAAACATACTACCCATTGCTCCATTACCTAAAATAGTAATAGTGTCAGATTTGTTTATATTTTTAGTAACTTCTACCATGCCGTAAAAGTCGCAATTATATCCAAAAAGTTTTCCGTCAATAATTTTAACAGTGTTACAAGTATTGTAATCAATACATTCAGATGATGCATTATCAAGTAATGATATTATTTCTGCCTTATACGGCATACTTACACTTATTCCACAAATATTATTATCTAATGCCCAAGATACAATGCTTTTTAAGTTGTCAGTACCCATCGCAGTATAAGTTGCATTTAGATCATAATGTCTAAAAAAGTTTGTATAGTAATGTTCTCCTGTTTTGCCAGGATACTTACTTACACTAATGTACTTTTGTAGACTCATCTTCTGCCTCCTGAAATAGTTTCATTCCAAGGTACCATAAAAATATATCAAACGGAGCAGTGTGTAGAGGACTCATATTCCAAAATATGATAGGTATTAATTGTTGAACTTTTTTATAGTCCCAGCCTTTTGAAATTACAAATTCTTTTAGTATAGTTTGATAAGTGTCTATACTATCTATGTTAGGCACACTGAGCGTGACTTCAGTTCCTTGGATTTCAATGTCAAAATTATGTTGTTTAATATTTGCATAGTTTATTATGAAGCCGCCTGCCATTTTTGCTAGATCATAATATATATCACCGTAATCAACTACATTGGCAAATTCATGTCGCCAATCAATAAGTAAAAAGTCACCAGTTGAATTTATAATAATATTGTCAAACTGTAAGTCTCCGTGTACAAATCCTGACAAATTATTAGATGCAATATTTTCCCAATTAATATTTTCTAAATATTCTGAGTAAGGTTTTATTTTTGTTCCGTTTACATGAGTAATGTTTTGTAGTGCAGGATACTTGTCTAAAAATAAATTAATACGGCCAAGTGTTTTATCTTTGTAGAATAACATTGCTGCTTCATCTAAATCGTAATCTGCAATATTCCATACATTCTTATCAAGCCATGCTAATAGATCTTTAAACATTACTGGATCATTAAATTTATATAAAGTTTCTCCTAGAAAGAAATCATATGCCATAAAGTTTCCTCTAACTAAACAATTAGCAGGAAACACTTTAGGATTAATTTGTGTTTTACGCATCTTCTTTTGCGGTACTGATTTATCTAACCACCATTTTACTACACGGTCATTACAGATATATGTTACTTCGTCGTTCTTACTAAAATCAAATTTTTGACTTTTTGATACTGCTGTTTTATAACTTATAGGATTACCAAAATCTATCCAACTATCTAATTCTTTATATCTATTTCCTGATTGTATTACTTGTATAAACTCATTGTCATTTAATTTACTTAACCTGTCAAAGAAATTATTCCATTCATTAATATACATTAGTCCTGTAAATGCTTTCCAATCACTTGGTGCTTCTTTTTTAAATGTAATTTCTTGTATTATACTACCGTTTGTGCCAAACATAGTATATAGATGACTATCTTTTTGTGGAATGTCTTTTACATAATAACAATCGTGTTTGGGTGTATCAGTAACTACAGGTTCATCAAAAAACGTATCACACGGAATATACCAAAACGGTCCAGTAATATAATCTCTACATTGTAGCAAGGTATATCCAGTGCCAGCTATATCGCTTTGCCAGTCAACTTCTACAAATGTAATATTCCTGTTGTTATACGTAACAGCACAAAAATCTTTAATTTGATTTGCCAAGTAGCCCACTGGCATAATGAAATGTGTGTCTACAGGAAATTGATCTATAATATGTGCAATGGCCGGTTTTTCTTTATACGGCAACAAACCTTTGTTTAGATGCTTAGTATAATCTCCCATACGGGTGCCTGTGCCAGCTGTAGGTAATATAACTGTATGATTACTCATGTTCGTAGTTAATGCGTCCATGTGTACGCCCTGTGTCATCTTGT